ATGCCCGAGCCGATGAGAGGAAACTCCGTGTCCGATTTGGACGTGACCACGTCTCGCGACCTGCGAGACAGGATTCAACCGATCTACGAGGAAGCGGCAGCACTGCTCGGTGCCGAGCACCCGGCCGCGGTGTCGCTCGAGCGTGCAGCAACCGAACTCGCTGCCGCCGCGTCCGGCCCGCGCCAGTACGGCGACTACCAGGCGTAAACACGATTACCAGCGAGCCCCCGGTCTCCCCGAGATCGGGGGCTCGTTCATATCGGTACCGACATTGCGTGCCAACTCTGTGCTGCCGGATTGCTAACGGTGCGAGAACCTTTCACGATCATGAAACGACCGCCGCTCACTCCCAAGGGGGTATCTTGTCCAATCCCACGCCGCCCGTTGATCCTGCCCAGAAGCGGCGGAAGCTGAATACCTGGATTCTCGGTGTCACAGGTGCAATCCTCGCGATCATTGCGTTGATCGTGGTTATCGGCGCGGTCGCCGGTGGCGACAAGGAATCCTCGGACCCGACCGCGGCACCGCCCACAACGTCAGCAACTGCCGCTCCGGCGGTCACGACGACCGGGGCCGCGCCCGCCGGCATCGGGCAACCCTCCGATCCGCGGTGCGCTCCGGCGGCCCAATCGGTCGTCGACTCGGTCGCGGCCGGGCTGAATCAGGCCGGTTACGAACTGCGTAACGGAACGGTGATCGCGAGCAGCGGGCTCACCTACTTCGGGGCGTCGATGTTCGACAGCACGGGGAAGATGAGGGAACGATCGGACGTGTGGGTGATCAAGGACGGCGTCGTGTACGCCTCGACCGGCGGCGCGCGGAATAACACGACCTTCGCGAAAGCATCTGCGGCACCGCTGAATATCTCGCCCGGCGACGAGATCGTTCAGGCGCTCGACAACTGCGTCATCAACCTCACCAAGAGCTGAAAACCTTATCCGGACATGACGAAAGCGCCCCGCCGCAGCGGGGCGCTTTCGTGTCTCGTGTCAGAGGTCGTATGCCTCGATCCAGTCGATTGCGGGTGATCGGTACTCGGTGTTGAAGATCGGAAAGTTGCCCTCGACGACCAGGCCCCACCGCCGGTTGGTCGTGCCGGTGGGCACAATGTTGCCGGTGTCGGGCCAGGTCAGGAACTGCGCGCCGTTGCGGTAGGCGGTGAATACGTTGCCGACGCGCCGGAATTCGAACAGGTCGGTCGCGGCAATTGCCGTCGAGGTCGACACGCGGACTGTTTGCCCGGACCCTCCCGAGGAAATCCCAGATGCCGGCGGTAGGCCGGTCTGGGTGATGATTCCGCATCCGCCGTTGGTGCTCACCGCGAGATAGCACATGGTCGCCGCGCCGAATGTGTCGGCGACCGCGAGGACGATGCACGTCAGGTTGTCGGTGGCGAGGTTTCCCACGGGCGCGATCAGCTGTGCCTTGACGGCGTAGTTGTCGGTGTTGAATCGTCCGGCCGCGGTGCCGCCGCCGCCCTGGTAGCTCACCCAGTTGCCCGCGCGGCCGTCGCCGCTGCCCATGGTTTTCATCTGGGCGCGGTTGGTCGCGATCTTGGGTTGTGGGTTGCGGTCAACGCGCCAGTCCGCGCCCAGTGTGGTTGCATCGCTGCGGTTGAAGGCATCCGCGTAGCGGTATCCGACCGAGACGCCCGCGGCGACGGTGCCGCCGCCGACCGTCGCCGCGGAAACCCTTGCGGTCCGCGTGTTGACGGCTGCGGCGATGCCGCCCCCGTTCGCGGCGGCCGGGACGAGCGCGCCGGGTGTGATGGCGGCATTCCCTGCGCCGACCGCGGTTGCGGTTGCTGCAACGGCGGCGATTGGGTAGCCGACAACGCCGGAGGTGCCACCGCCGAGGGCGGGCGCGGTGAGCGTGTGCCCCACGAGGACGGCTGCCGCCGCGATGCCGCCGCCGACTGCGTCGGCGTCCACGATGGCGTTCACGATGTAGTTCCAGGCGAGACCGCCCCCGAGCGCAGGTGCGGCGAACGCGACCGACGCGACCGACGCGACCTCGGCCACGCCACCGCCGACCGCATCGGCGTGACGCCACGGCACGATCACGATCGCCGCCGAGGCGACGCCGCCTCCGAGCGCGGGTGCGAGCAGCTCGACGACGAACAGCGGCGGGGGCGGAAAGACTCCGGCCCGCATGTCCGGGCCGGGGAACGGCACCGTGGACGGCCCCAGACTGGGGAACCCAACCGCGCGGGCATCCGCTCCGGGGAACGGCACGGTGTGCGCGTCCGGGCCGGGAAGCGATGCCGTGCGGGTGTCCGGGCCGGGAAACGGCAGCATGGCTAGTCGGCGCTCGCCGGGTAGGTGTAGGACGGGGTCACCTTGACCTCACCGGCCGGAGACACGGTCGCGTCGGGGGTGTCGAGGATATTGAGCAGCGTCGTACCGTTCCAGCGGCACATGTGGGTGTAGGTGCCCGCGTTGACGGTGAATACGAGCTGTGAGCCGGTGACGACGCCGCCGGCCGCTGCGCCCCAGGTGGTTGTTTGGCGGGCGTAGCCGCCGCCGCTGGCTTCGTTCGCGGTGCCGTCGACACCAGGGTCGGCGGTGTGCAGGCTGTAGCTCGCGCCGAGGGATGCCCAGTTGTTGGCTTGAGCGTTCTTGACGGCGGTTGTGCTGGACATGGTGAATCTCCTTGCGGCTCATGACCGGCGGGCTACGCCCTTGATCCATGGGTAATCGTCGGTGGTGCTGGTGAGTGTGTTCGGGTAGTGAATCCAGAGCACGAATTTTGTTCCGGCGGGGACGAGGGCGACGGTCGCGGCCTCGACGCGCCAAGAGACCGTGTCGCCGTCGATGGTGGCGTTCCAGGTTTGCCCGTTCGCCCACACGATTTCGGCAGTCGTACCTGGCACGAGCGGCCCGCTCGGATTGGTTCGCGCGGCGATGAAATCGCCTGCGGTGAGTTCGATGTCGTCCTGAATCGTGCGCCATCCGATAGGCATTGCGGCCTCCTAGCTCAGCGCGTAGTACGGGCAGAACCCGCCGTTGAAGGTGAGCGAGCCGTACGCGATCGAACTCGGCAACGTCGTAGTCTGCGGCGCGTAGGCGTACAGGGCAGCGGGTTTGAATCCGGGCGGTGCGTTCATCGCCCAAAGCCCTTTGGCCAGAATGGATTTGCACTGTTGTGTGCCGTTGGTGACCTGGAGCAGGCCGACCGCCCATATCTCGGATTTGAGGGCATCCTGTGCCGCGATGGTGAACGAGTACTCGCGGTTCGTATCAGCTACGGCGGTGGCGATATCGCCGGTCGCTGCCATCAGCGTGAGGTCGCCGGTGGTCTTGTTCATGAGGTACGCGCCCGCGTACATGGCTTGGATTCCAAACGCGGTCACGCTGTTGCCGGTGCCGAACGAGATCGTCGAATATGACCGGTCCTTGCTGCATTCGATGAACCCGAGTTCGACGAGGTTCGCGCCCAGCCCCGCCGGTCGGTAGTCCGGCGGATCGTCGAATGTGATCGTGTGCGAGTGCGAAGTGTCGCCGGATCCGCCGCCGCCGGTGCGGTCCGCGGTCGGAGTGAGCATGATCCGCGGAAACGTCGCGTCGGCGTTGCGTACGAACGAGTTCCACAGCCCGGACCCGGACGGAATCACGTTGCCATCAGTGGCAGCGATATCGCGCTGTGCCTTGGTGGCCGATCCGGTGGTGCCCACGATCGGCGCTTTGCTCTTGTCGTAGATCGACGCCTCGGTGAGCTGCTGGAATTCCAGGAATGCACCCGGTCGGGTGGGGTTGAGTGCGCCGTTCGGATTCGCGCCGTCTGGCTGGGTCACGAAATCACCTCCAGTGGTGGCGGTGCCGGTACTTCGGCACCGAGGGCGCGCAGCTGCTCGGCAACGGTGTTGTCCCACAAGACATGTCGTGCGGCGGCGGCGCGTTGCTGGCGTTGGCGGGCGCGGTCGGCGCGCTTGTGTTCCTCGAGAGCCGCGGTCACCTCGGCGAGTTGGCGGCTGAGCGGCTCGACCATTTGCGCGGCGGCTTGGGTGAGGACGGCGACCGCGTCGGCGCGCGATTTGCGGCGGCCGAGTAGACCGGTGACGAGGGCTGTGCCGATGCCTCCGGCCCCTACGCCGCCGAGGACGGCGGCAACTTCGGCGATCACGTCACCCTCCATCGGTCGCGGTGTGGTGTAGATGGCGGCCACGGGTTCACTCCGGCCGCGCGTGTCGGCCGGTCGACACCGGCGTCACGGCGGGCCGGATGAGCACGCCCGCCAGTACCGGAGTCAACAGGCCGTAGATGGTGAGTGCTGCCTCGATCCATGCGGTATCGACCTCGTGCCCGACGAGGTAGGCGATCACGCCCGAGATCGCGACGAGTACCGATCGGACGAGGGCGGGCTCTGGAATGCGGTTCGGCCGCTTCACTTCTGGCTCGCCTTCGGGTCACGGCATCCGGGGATGCCGAGCTTCTCGCCGAGCGCGCCGAGCATCTCGGCGACGGTGCGGTCGCCGAGGAACTCCCAGCCGGGGAATCCCTTGCCGTCGCGTGCGCCCGGTCCGGCGAGCTGGTCGAGGCCGAGGCCGGTGTGCTCGTCAATGTAGGCGATCATCTCGCCCGCGTTGATGTCCCGTCCGCGCCTGTTGCGGATCACTTCGTCACCAAACACGTTGCTTCCCTTCTGATTCGGTGCGTGAGTGCGGTCGATGAGTGCTTGCACGTCACGGCGGAATGCGGGCATGTCGATACCGGCGGGGTCGATCTTCCCCTCGCTCGAGTACTCGCGGTGCGCCACGCACGAGCCGGAGTCGCGGCCGATCTTGCGCAGGATCGCCGCACAGCCGCGCTTGTAGGCGTCGAGCTGCGCTGGCGTCCAGTCCGAGCCGTCGCCGCGCGAGACGGCCTCGATGCCGATGACGTGATAGTTGGCGTTGTTGGTCGGCCAGCCCGGCCACGCGCCGCGCCCGGCGTGCCAGCACACGCCCGCGGCAATCACTCGGTACGTGCCGTCGCGTTCGAGGACGAGTTGCGCGAGCGGGCCGGGCAGATCCGGGCGGCCGTCCTGCACGATGCGCCAATCGTTCGGGCCACCGCCGGCGGTGTGGTGGCACAGTACGCCGCGCAGGTCGAGGAAATCGCCATGCCCGCGGCCCTTCCACCCGTCGTGTTCGATCACTTTCAGACCGGCCTCACGCAGCACGTCGGCGAGCCAGACAGGATCTCCAGTCACGGCCATGTCAGCCCCTTTCCGGGTAGCGTTTGAGGATTCCGGCGCGTTTGCTGCCGGAGGATTCGAGGGCGATCACGCGGGCGATCTCGGCGGCGCTGGCGGTACGTAGGTGTGCGAGAACCTCGGTGACGGTGTGCTCGTTCGGGTCGAATCGCGTGAGGTGCGTGACGTAGGCGCGCGGCACCTCCGGCGGACGGGCCGCGGCGGCGAGTTCCTCGCGCTCGGCGAACTGGCGCGCAAGCTCGGCTTGGAGAGCACCGGAGAGTTTGTTGATGTCGACCTCGGTCGACCAATCCGCCGGCGGTGGCTCGTCTTTCCACTCGCCCGCGGCGAACATGGGGTTGATCTCCCCGGCCTTGGGCGGCCAATAGAACTCGGTTTGTCGTTCGACGCGGCGCGCACCGCCGTTCCACAACCGCTGTGACCACTGCCGGAGTCCCGCGATCGGAATCGCCATGGACGCGCCGCGCATTCCGGGCAGGCCGACCAGGAACGGAAGGAATGCCTCGGTCGGACAGTGCGGATTGCAGTTGTCGACGGTGGGGAACGCGCCGGTCGGCAGTTTCGGCGTGTGGTCGAGTCCGCACGCGCGGTGGCAGTGCTCGCAGGGACAGCGGCGGGTGCCGCATACCGTGCAGGCCCGTGGTTTCGGTGCGGGCACCGGGTGCTCGGTCATCACAGCACCGGCCGAATTGCCGCCAGCGGGGCGGCCATGATGCGCCCGTGGTAGCGCACGGGTACCTGTGTGGCCTCGTTGATCTCGTCCTCGCATTCGTCGAACTGGGCGACCTCGCCGACAAGCACGCGGGCCGCGGCGGGCCGGGGGCGCACCGACGAACGGACCGAATACGGCAGCGGTTCGCAGCGGCGGCCGTGCTGCTCGGGAATCTGGAAGTAGACGAGCTGCGGCATGGATTCCTCCAATTGCGTTGGCGTGGTTGTGTTCTCAGCCGAATACGCCGAGGTCGTGCAGTGCGGAGAACACGCCCTCGAGGCGCTCGATCGCGCGCACGGCGGGGTCTTTGTCGTCGGAGTTGTCGCCGATAACGGGAATCCACGCGAGGGGCTCGGTGTCGCTGTAGCGCAGGCGAATCGACTTGATGCGGTCGATGTGGATTCGGCCGGTCTTGTCGCCGAGCAGGCCGAATCCGACGCGGTCGCCGACCCAGCAATGCCCGCGCCCCTGGTCGCCGATCACCCACGGCGAGCCATCGGCGACGTTGACCTCGGCGGCGAACTTGGTTCGGGTGGCCCAGAATCCGGCGCGCAGCACGAGCAGGCTCTCGAGGGTGAACGCGCGATCTGCGCCGTCCTGGAAGTACTCGAAATAGCCTGCCCAGCCGTCATTTTGGGAACGCTCGACGCTCTTAACGTTCCACCAGGCGAGCACGGTGTCGGTGTAGAGCGGGGCGAGCAGCGCATCGGCGGTACCACCGAGAGCGGGCACGAATAATGCGGCGCTGAGCAGGTCAAACGCGAGCTGCACGGCTGCGGATATGGCCTCGTTGACGCCGTACATCGAATGCCCGCCGATTACGACCTGTACGCCCTTGGACGGCCAGCGCGTGAGCTTCGAGGATTGGATGCCGGTCTCGTCGCCCTCGAGCCACACGACATACGGCGTGGTCTTGGTAGTGCTGAGAAGTCCGGGAATCTTGTAGGTCGGCTCGTCGATGTCGGCGACTTCCTCGACGACGGGGTCGATGAAATCGCCGACGAACGAGGCGACGGTGCGAATCAGGCCATCCCACAGGGTTCCGCCGTTGGCGGTGCCCTGGTTGTAGTAGCCGCTCTTGTCGACGATGTCGATCACGAGCGCGCCCGGCCGCAGATTCAATCCCGGAATCGGTTGCGCGTCACCAAGGTTCGGCATGTAGCGCCGCCACACGACCGACATCTCGGCGTCGGCGAGGATCGGGGTTGCGACGTTGTGCCAGTTCTTGAATCGTGAGGCGAACAGGCACCACAGGATGCCGTCCGCGAGGTCGTCGCCGAAGCTGTGCGGCTTGACCACAACCGACCAGTCCGCCATCTGCGCCGGTATCCACGAGCCAGGGTCGAGAGGGTCGTCGGGCAGATTCCACCAGTTCTGCTGCTCGCGCATGACTTGCAGGTGCAAGGCCGTGAGCAGGCACCAGCGCGCGCCACCGGCGAGCATGAAAACCCGCGGGAATTGCAGGATGCTCGGCAGGAACGGGTTACTCCAGACCGTGTACCACTTGAGCGTCTCGTAATCCGAAAGCCAGTTAACGACAAGGACTTTCGTGCCGTCCTCGCGCTTCTCTGGCGAGCAGGAGTCGAGGCGGCCGGACCAGCGTGCGCCGTTGCGGCATTCGACGACGATGTGCACTTGCCGCTTCTGGCCGCGCTGTAGCCTGCCCCACTCGTCCCAAATCCATTGCGCGAGATAGTGATCCCACGGTATTTCGGTGATGCCCGCGCCGGTGTCGTTGTCCTTCCATTCGAAATCGCCGAGGTACTCGGCGTCGAGCCAGCCTTGAAGGCGGAACTCGCCGTCGTAGATCGTGGTGTCGGGCGGTTCGAGCCGCTGCGCCTGGCGTTGGCGCTCGCGCTCCTCGGTGGCCTGCCAGATCGCCTCGCACTCGGTGAGCAGCTCGGGAGTCATCACGGCCATGTCAGAACCTTTCGAGTGCCCACGGACGCGACCAGTACCGGAATTGGCGGGCGAGGATGCCGAAGGTCGCCGAGGTGACCGACGACGCCGACACCGGCACCGCGGTTGGCGGGGTGTAGGGCGGCACCACGTACAGCAGGCGGTTGCCACCCATCAGTCCCGTGATGTTCGTGTTCGTGAAGTCCTCGAGCGGGATACGCATCCGGTTCGTGCGACACACCGCGCCGTGCCCGTTCACTGCGCCGATCGGCGGCAGGGTGAGCACGCGCCCGGAATCGTCTCGCCCGGAACGGAAATCGACGCCGGGCACGCGAGCACCCTTCGGCCCGGTCCAGGAGAAATCGGGCAGATGCGCGATGCCGTCGCCGGTGATCACCCAGTCGTGCGCCATCGGCCGATCGGTCGGATTGGCGAGCCACACCTCACCCGACCCGGACGCCGCGCCATCGAGCTGCCATCCGGCAGGATGCTCGGTGTCGCCGAGCCAGTCGTCCTCGCGCCACATCGGTTGCGGCGCAACCAGAGTCAGCGGCAGATACGAATGCCCGTAATCCCATGGGTCGGTGTCCATAGACATGATCGGCGACTCGAGCATGAGCACATACAGGTAGCGGGTACCCGACCGGGGCGTTGTGATGGCGAGTTTCGCTGGTTTGGCGTTCGGGTCCCACGGGTCTACCTCGTAGTCGAACGCCATGCGCAACCGGCTGTCGATTTCGGCCCATTCCTCGGGGTCGTCGCTGTATGCGCCGAGGGATATGTCGATCTCGCGGTGCGGGCGGTCGACCTTGACCGGGTGCCCGCCCACCTCGAAAGCGCCGCGGCGCATGGACACCTTGACCGGAGCGTCGTACAGCCCTTGCGGTGCCGTACCCAGCACGACGCCCTGTTCGCCCGCGCCGTCGCCCGAGAGGCAGAAATACGAGTCGTCGCAGCCGAATAGCTCGACCTTCGCGTACACGCCCACGCTGCCCTACCTCCCCGCCGTCTGGCGCTTCTGCTCGCGCGTGACGCGGTTCCAGCCCTCGGCCACGTCGGCGACCACGAGGTTGATGTTCTGCACGACCTTCTCGACGCCCTCGACGTAGCCGCCGAGAGCAGGGATCGCCGACTTCTGGCCGCTGAGGAACTTCTGTCCCGCGCTGGTGAAATTGGTCTGCGCGTTGGAGAACGCCGTCTCGAATGCCTTGGCCTGGTCGAACGTGTCGTCTTCGCCGCCGCTGGGCTGGTAGGTCGTCGCGGGCGAGTCGGTGCTCGGCGATCCGGTGCCGCCCGATCCGGTGCCGAAGTTGCTCGGCCAGTTGTCCACCCACACCGGCACCGCGGTTCCGGCCGGGCGCTCGGTCGACGGGCTGTTCGTGCCGCCCGACGTTCCACCGCCGGCGGTTCCACCGCCCCCGCCCGTAGTGCCCCCTCCCCCGCTGTTGCCGAGCGACGGGGTCGTTCCCGCGCCCGAATCTTGTTCGACAGCCGGGCCAGTCGGCGCGCTGGACATTGACCAGTGGACATGGTCAGAATGGCCCGCCATGGTGTCCGAGCCGTAGAACGAATAGCCCGAGCCCACGTCTTCGCCATTCTTGATGTTGTGCGAAAACCCGTTGGAATGAATCAATTCCAGGCTGCCCGGATAGTTCTTGGCGATCCATTCGGCCATTTGCAGCATGTTCGGCCCGGCGATATCAATCGCCTTGCCCTGCATGTGATAGTCGTAGCCCGATCCGACATCGGCGTACCGAGTCGCCGAGGTGAGCACCGCATCGGGGAACGCGGAAGAAATCGCGCTCCACATGCCGCGCTGAGTATCGGAGATATCGCCGTCGTTGACTTGGATCGTGCCGCCACCGGCGAGGCCGGGCAGCAGGGCACGCAACATGTCCAGCGGCGGCACCCATCCGGCGTTGAGCGCGGCGACAAGTTCAGCACCGCCGTTCGCCATCGCTGCGGCAGTGACTACGCCTTCACCAGCGGACACGAACGCGGTCGGGAGTCCCGAGTTCGCGTCGAGCGCAAGAATTGAATCCGAGGTGCCCGAGCCGGGGCCGTAGATGCGGCCGGACCCGTCGACACCGGCGACGCCGCCGCCCGCGAGTAGCGGCAGATCGGGGGTGTCGATGGTGAATGACACGCGCTTGTTGATGATCGGTATCTCGAAATCGAATCCGAGCGAGAACGAATTCCATTTGCCGATAAGCCAGTTGATCGCGAACTTGTAGCCGTTGATGAGGAAGTCGAACAGCCCTGACCCGGCGTCCTTGAGACGGCCGGGAAGTCCGGTCACCCAGTCGACGAGGTCGCCGAATTTGCCGACGATGGTGTCTTTCACCTCCCCGGCCTTGTCGCCGAGGCCACCGAGCCAGTTCTTGAAATCGGTGATCTTGCCGCCGACCCACTCGACGGCGTTCGAGAACCCGGTCTTCACCGCGTCGACAGCGCCCAGAACGATGTTGCGGAAGGTCTCGGACTTCTGCCACGCCAGTACCAGACCAGCGATCAACGCACCAATCGCGATGACTACCAACCCAATTGGATTTGCCGACAGTGCAGCGTTGAGGACCCATTGCACGGCCGACCATGCCAGCGTCGCGCCACGGATGACGCCCGTCGCGATCGTGTACGCGCCGAGGGCGAGCGTGTTGCCCGCCAGCGCGGCCGAGCCCGCGCCGGTCGCGGCGGCCATGATGCCCTGCGCGACTGCGTATCCCATGGCGGCGACCTTCGCCGTGATGAGCGCCGCGCCGAGGGTGGCGACCGCGATTCCTAGGCCAATAGCGACGCCTCGGTTCTGTTCCATCCACGAGGCGGCGTCGGTGAGGCCGGTTACCAGGCCGTCTTGGATCGAGCGCTTCATGCGCTCGAGCGCATTTGAGGTGTTGTCGTTGAGGGTCTGGCCTGCCTGCTCGGCGGACCCGGCGAACCCGGTCATGCTGCTACTGCCGCCCGCGAGCGCCTCGAGGAACGCGGGGATCTGGTCGACGGCGAGATCCTCGACCGGGGTTCCGAACAACGCGATTGCTGCGTTGGCGCGTTCGGACTCGCCCTCGAGCGCGAGCAGCCCTTGCGCGGTGAGCTGTAGCGCTTCCTGCGCGCGGGGGCCGCCCGCGGCGATGGCGTCGGACATGGCCTGTGCGTCGAGTTTGATCTTCTCGTACGCCGCTTGCGACGACTCGGACATGTCGGACCCGCGAAGAGTGAACTCTTTCAAGGCATCTCCGGCCTTGTCCAACGCGAATTTGCCTTGCGCGGCGTAGTCGACCAACAGGGAGAACGCCTGCTCGCCGGAGAATCCGAGCCCGCGGAAATGCGTGCCGTATTCGTTGAGGATCTCGGGCAGTTCGTCACGCATCGCGACCGGTACGCGCTGAAAGCTGGTGACCAGCAGATCGAACGCTTCGGTCGAATCCTTCGCGAGACCGTTCGTCACGAGCTGCGAAACGGTCTGAATCGCTTCGGGCACTTCGGTGCCGAACATCTTGCTGAAATTGAGCGCGTTCGTGGTGACCTGGTCGATACTCGCCTCGCCCTCCGAGCCCAGGGTCGCGAATCCGCTTTGCACCGCACCGATTGCGCTCGTCACATCGGCGAAGCTCTCACCGAGACCCTGCTTGTAGAGGTCGCCAGCGATGCGGCCGTACTCGGCGGCGAGGTCGGGGGTCGCGCCGAGCTGCGCGGCGAGCACGTCGACCGACTGCTCACGCGAGAGCGCCTCGGCCGCGGTCGCCATCGCACCGCCGACACCGGCAGTCGCGGCAGCGAGGCCGGCCATCTGCTTTGCGGCCGGGCCGATCCGGTCGTTGATCGACGACAGCGCGCGAGAGAACCGCCCCTCGGACTCGGCGGCCTCGTCGGTCGCGTTCGCCAGTCCGGCGCGTGCTCGCGCGAGGTTGTCCACCGCGGTTCGGGTGGCCTGGTTGGCGCGGGTTGCGCCGCGCTGCGCGGTGGCGAGGGCTTCCTCGGCGCGGGCGATCTGCGCGGCGGTGGCGGTGCCTTTGTCGCGTAGCTCTTGAAGTTTCAGCTCGGCGACGCGGACCTTGCCCGCCGCGTCGGCCTCCTTGTCACGGGCTGCGGCCAGGGCCGCCGAGGCGCGCTCGACGGCGGCCTGTGCCTGTGCGAGACCGGTCGCGACGGCTTGGCCCGCTGCCTGTCCGGCGCTACGCCCGGCCGAGACGAGCGGCCCGGACAGCTGCCCCTCGAGGTTCGCGGTCGCGCCCTGCAGAACGGGAATGACTTGCAGGGTGGTGTACCCCATCACGTCCTGTGCCATCAGGCGTCACCTCCGTTCTTGGTACTGGCCTCGATCGCGCGGCGGCGGGCGGCGAATCGCCGGTTGACCTTCTGCTCGGCAGCGCGCCGTTTTGCCGTGATCTGTTTCTGCGCTTCGGTTTTCGGTCGCGCGTAGTGCGGCTTGCCGGTCCACGCCTGCCAGAGATCGGCGAGCAGGTAGTCGGTGGTCGACCAGCGAGCGCGGCCCTGGTTGGTGGCACGCACGAGCGACGAGTCGTGCGGGAGTTCTTGAATGCGAATCCAGATCTCGCGCAGCGTCAGCCGCCGCGTGCCGTCCTGGTCGAATCGCCACCGATCCGAGTAGCGGATTCCGTAGATGCGGGCGAGATCTCGCTCGATGGCGTCGGCGTAGCGGTGCAGCAGCGCTAGCACGGTGACGAGCGGACCGTGCCCGCCACCGAGTAGCGCGACCGCCTCGGCTAGTTTCCCGAGCCGAACCCGAGGGCCTCGCTGATCGCGTCGTACAGCTCGCGGGCCTGCCCTTGGGTGAGCCGGGGATATGCCTTGCGTAGCTCGACGGTCTGCGCGTTGCCGAGCAGGCCGAGCAGTGCGACGCCGATATTGCCCTGTGCCAGCGGTGCGGACACGGCGAAGAAATCCCATTCGTTCGGGTCGGCGATGATGTCGAACGCGAGCCCGCCCCATGCGACGGTGACAGTCTCAGCGCTTTCGGCCTCACGCTGCGCGGCGGGCTTCAAATGGTCCTGCGGTTCGCGCACGCCCTCGGGCTTGTGCGGGGTGGCGCGCTTGGCGGGTGCCTTTTTGGCGGCGGTCATGGCGTGGCTTCCTTCCGTGGTGCCAGTCGCAGACCTTGCGACCGGAGTACGTGCCGGGCGGCCTCGACGAGCAGCAGCTCGACGGCCGTCGCTCGGTCGATCCCTTGGGCGGCAAGCTCGTTGGCGAACGCTGCGAGCTGCTCGGCGGTCGACCAGTTGCCGGGGTCGTCGGCGGCGGCCTGATCTTGCTTGGCCTGCTGCACGGCGGCGGCGAGCTTGTTTCGTATGCCGGGCGGGTAGTAGCCGTTCTCGTCGGCGAGCCCGAGACGCTGTGCGGCGTCACGGATCTCGGCCTCGGTGGGTACGGACATGCGTGGTTCCATCTCCGGCGTGGTTGAGGGGAAGCGGCGGGGGCGGCGAACCACGCCAGAACTCCGCCCCGCGCCGCGTCTGTTAGGGCGCGTCGGTCACGGTCACGGCGGGCGTGGTGCCGCCGGTGAGGCCGGTCGCGTCGCCGACGAGCAGCACGTTCGGCTGTCCGGCGTATTCGCCCTGGAGGGTCACCGTGTACGGGCTGGTACCGGTGACGGCGACGTTGCCGACGCCGAGGATCGCCGCGAGGGCGGTTTGCACGGCGGCGGCGGTGGCGTCGTAGGCGATGGGTGCGGTCGGGGTTCCGGCGTAGCTGAGCTTGAACGTGCCGCCGGTCGGGGTGCCGGTGATGGTGACGAGCTGCTTCTCGTGTACCGGCGTGTACTGGCGGGTGTAGAGCAGGCCGGCGCCGGTGGCGAAGATGTCCGCGGTGACTTCGTGCGAGGTCGGATCGGACTCGTTGCGGTCGAGGTTGGGAATCCAGCACTGAGCCGGGCGGGCGGTGAACAGCCGCTCGGGAACGCCGTAGTCGTTGGTGAACTCGAATGCCAGCATGAACGAGCCCGGCCGCGGAATCACGATGTTGGTCGCGGTGCTGCCGGGGTGCGCGATGCGCCGGGTCGTCGCGTTGCCCTCGAGGCAGGTGAAAACCCTGCTTTCCTTGTAGTTCTTGAAACCCTTGCGGTACAGGCCGATTCCCCAGCCGAAATGCTCGGTCACGTCCCATTCGCGGGCGTTGGTGATACCGGAGTCGCCGTTGAGGATTCCGGCGTTGTCCCAGGTGCTATCGAACTCGTCGGCGATGGTGGCGGGCATGTTCGGGGTGAGGGTCTTGCCGACGAAAACCGCTGCGTCGGCGAAGATCTGCACCATGTCGGGATTACGGGTAAGTGCCATGGCTGGCTATCCCCTTTCGTGAGGATGAGCGGTTACTCGGGTCGGCGTGGTTCCCCCACCCGAAAGGGGCAGGTGGCCTGTGGGTTTCAGCCCGCGAGAGTGCGGGCGAGGGCGCGCACGGTGAACGAGCACATGCGGCCGGTGTTGTGGGAGTCGACGGCCTCGAGCAGCGCTGTCGGCTGGGTGATGGTCGCGACGCCGGGAACACGGTGCGACAGCAGCACGCCGAGGCATACGCCCGCGATCTGTCGCGAGCGGTCACGGCCGTTGGACCACACCGTGATTCGGATCGTGGGCGCGGTCGCGACAGGCCATCGGTTCGGGCCGCCGTCGTCGAACACGGCCACAGCGGGCGCGCTGGTGGGTTTCCAGTCCGCGCGCAGCGTCATGCCGAACTCGGGTGCGGGCGCGTCGACCAGGCCGGGCACGACGGCGGCGAGGTAGTCCTTGATCGTCTTCGCCGGGTCGGCCGGTGTCCGAAGCGGTTTCACGGTTTGGCCCGCACTTCCAGGCCGAGCGCGGCGGCGGCGCGGGTGAGTACGCCGTCGCGAGCCTGCGCTTCGGTCGGCACGATCACGGCCGCCGCCGAGCGGTCGGTCGAATACTCCTCGACGAACGCCTCGTCGCCCGCCTCGGCCCCGAGCGCGTACGCGAGATCATTGACGCTGTTCACGAATCGCTGTTGCAGCAATTTGCCGACGTTCACGTTGTGCAGCCGGACTTTCGGGCGAGCCATCGCCTACCCCTCTCCGCTGCTGCACAGCACCACCGTGCCGGTACGGCTACTGTGCGGTGAGCGCCACTGTTCGACCTGCACGCGGCAGCGTCGGCCGCGCACGGTCACCTCGTCGCGGTTGGTGATGTCCAGCTCGGGTACGTGGTAGATCGAGAACTCGACGCGGTCGCCGTCGCGGCCACGGTCGACGTATTCGGCTGTCGCGCCGGGGGCGACCGCCAGGACGGCGAGCACGGTGTCGACCCACGGCAGCGGGTTGTTGTCGCTGTCGAATCCGCCGCCGCGGTGGCGGGTCACGGTTTCGCTCATGGGCGCGGGTTCACCTTGTAGCGGTCGAGCACGCGCAGTTGCGCCGCGGTGAACGCGCCCGCGCCCTTGGTGCCGCCGAAGGTGAACGGCCCCATCGTTTCCGGCAGCTCGCCGCCCGATCCGACCGGACCGGACAGGGCCGACGAGGTCGCATCAAGCACGACGGACACGATCGGCGCGGGCACCTCGGCGTAGCCGTGCGTGCATTCGACGACGACGGACCGGTACCGGTTGGTCCAGCATCGGCCCAGCGGCAGCCGCCGCAAGGTGCCGTCCTCCGACCATTCGTATTCGGTGGCGGGAATGACGACGCCGTTCTCGGCGACCGACGCGACGGCCGACAACCGCAGTGTCGGCACCTGCACCACGGCCGCGCCGCTGCCGTCGAGAGTGATCGTCTCGGTTGCCGTGGGCGCGATGTGCCATCCGCAGTAGTCCCGGATATCGCCGATCACGCCGTCGAGGCGGGCCTGTTCGAGACCGGTTCCGGCGGCGAGCGCCTGATACTCGGCCAGCGACAGCAGCGGCGCAGTCACCTACGCGCCCTTGTTCGCTGCCGCGCGGGCCTTGTTCGCGGCGGCGCGCTGCTTCACGGCTTCGGCGTCGACAACCTTGACCGACACCTGCTCGGCTGCCCTCTTCGCAGTGGCGCGGTGCTCGACGGTGTCGGCGTCGGTCAAACCACGTAGCGCGGCGTCTGCGGCGGTGAGCTGCACCGTGGTCACGTTGCCGTTGATCTCGACCTCGTACACCTTCAGCTCGGACATTTTGCCTCCGTTCAGATCTCGCTCGCGGCCGACCGGGACATGCCCGGCCGACCGCGAGGTGAACAGCGTCATTACGCGAGCGCGACCTTGACGAACGCGCTCGGGCGGGTGACGGCGAACGCGAGCCGCTCCTCGGCGAGGATCGCGACCATGTTGCGGATGAAGAAATCCGCGTGCGAGTCGGTCATGGTGACCGTGGTCTGCTCGCGATCCCAGACCACGGCCTTGGACCAGTCGCCGAGAGTGCCTGTGCCGGCGGGCTGAATCTCGGACTCGATCACGGGCACGCCCCACACGGTGCGCTGCCCCATGGTCTGCGGGCCGCCGTAGCGGTAGGTGCCGTTCAGATCCTTTGCGAGGTCGATCTTTTCGACATCGGCCGGGTTGAGAACGATGCCGGTCGGGTTCACTCGGCCCACGGTGCGAGCCTTGGTGATGCCCTTGCGGATCGACTCGAACAGGTCGGTCGAGAATGCCTGGGTCTGCACACCGGACCAGTTGTTGACGCCGGTCAGGTTCTCGCCGGTGCCGTTGCCGTTGAGGATCTGCGCTTCTTCGGCCTCGGCCACGTCCTTGCGCAGCTCGTCATTGATCAGGTCCTCGAGCGCCTTCACATCGGCGAGGGCGCGCTTGGTGGCGGGCACCCATTCGGCGATGGTCTTCACGTTGGCGACCTTGCGTTCGAACGCCCACGAGCCTTCGGGCTTGTAGCCGCCGTTCGGGTCGAGCACCAGCGCGCCGGGCACAGTGGCCGGGGCGGTCGGCGCGGCCGAGCTGGTCGCCTCGGGCACCGGCGCGGCAGCGTTGGTGTGGCTGGTCTGCTCGACGTACTCGACCGCGTCCGAGCCGGTGCGGCGCACCGAGACGAGATCGCGGATCGTGAGCGGGCGACGGCCGAGCATCTCGACAATGCCCGAGTCCTCGGGCGTCAGGAACGCGCCCGCCGAGGTCGGCGAGCCGCCAATGATGAGCGACTTGATGCCGATCGGGTCGGACTGAATGCGCGACCGCTCGGGGACGCCACCGCTGAACGGCCGCATCATGGCTTTGAACTCCGGCGAGTCGACGACCTGCAACCCGAGCGCCTTGACGCGCTCGCGCACCGGCCGCTGTCCCTGTGCGTCGAGGTCGCCGACCGCGGGCTCGCCGATCTCGGCGGCGAGGCCCTTCGCCTCGTCGATGATTTCGAGATCACGCTTGGCGACCTTGATCTGTTCGAGCAGGTCGCGGCCCTTCTGCATTTCGGCGTTGTAGTCGGCGAGGATCTGCTCGGCCCAGGTCGACGGGTCGCCGTGCTTTTCGACGATCTCCCGCGCCGCGCCGGTCGCGGCGAGCGCGGCCTTCTGGAGTTCGGCGAGCTTGGTCTTGGTCATCATGGTGTTAACTCCTGGTCGTTTGAATTCCTATGTGCTGCATTCGATTTCGAGTGCTAGCGCGTCCAGTGACGCCAGGGAGACGACCGGATTCGGCGTGGTCTTACCGGCGGTCGAGCCGTCGCTCTTCCCCGGGGACGGTTCCTTACCGCTGGTCTGGTCCTGGTCTTCTTCGTCCTCCGCCGGTTCTTCCACGGGGAGTACAGCTTTCAGCGATTCGGCGGCCTGCTCGAGCTGGGTCACCGTGTCGCGGATGATGTTCTCGTTCTTTGCGCTGAGCACGCGCCCGGCCTTCGCGCGCAATCCGGCGGCGGCGGCCTTCACGGCGAGGATCTCGGTTTCCTGGTTCGCGCCAATCGGCACGATGGACACCTCGAACAGGTCGAGCACCTTCAGCGAGTAATAGGCGTCCTTGTAGGTCTTGCCTTCGCCGACCGGCTCGACCCATTCGCCCTCGACGACGCTGTACGCGAACGACATCTGAGACACCCGCCCGGATTTGAGCAGCCGATACACCTGCTCGGACTTCGGCGAGTCCATGTCGAGTTGGCCGCGCACCTTCAGCCCGTGGTCGTCCTCGCTGGCCTCGACGATCGCGCCGAGGTTGAAATCCGGGTCGGCGGTGTTGTGGCCCCACAGCAGCGGAATCGGCAGCCCCTTGGACTTCCACGCCTCCAATGTGTCGACGAACGCGCCGGGCTGCACCACGTCGCCGTAACTGTCCTTGTTGCCGAAAACCGATGCGTAGGCGAGAAACTCGCCCTCTGCGAGGCCATCCTTCGGCCCGGCCTTGAGCCGGACTACGTTGCACGACTTCGTGTTCACTGGTCCTCCTCGGCCTGGTCTTCGTCGTCGACCGGCGGCTCGTCGGTGGTTTCGTCGTCGACCTCGTCGGCCGGGGTGTCGTCGGCCGGTATCGGGTTCCGGTCGCCGTTGGCGGTCACGTTCAGCGGTCGAATCAGCTCGTCGCCGCCCTCGATCGGCGGCCGGTTATCCAGGGCGCGAGCCTCGTTGACGGTCATCCACGGAGCGCCGACCGCGGTTTGCATCTGCGCGGCGCGCTCCTCGAACGAGCCGGTCAGCTTCTCGCGCAAGTTGAATTCGATGTACACCGGGTCGCCGGGCGCGAGATCGGGGACGAGCTGCAACTCGATCTCCTCGGCGAGCATGGTCAGCCACGGGCCGAGGGTGTCCTGATACAGCATCTTGTGCTGCTCGGTGATGTTGGAAAACGTCGCGTGGTCGAGGATTCCGACCATGGGCGGCGGAATGAAGTACGCGGCGGCGACTTCCTCGCGGGAGAGCTTGCGCACCTCGAGGTACTGCAAATCGCTGGCGGTCATGGCCGCGGCCTCGAACGTCATGCCGTCCTCGAGGATCGGCGTGCCGCCCGCCTGCGGGCCGTCGCCGGTGTACTGCGATTGCCATTCCTTGCGGAACCGCTCCCGCGCCTCGGCCGACCACTTTCGGTCCGCCGGCCGTTGGATGTATCCGGCGATGCGCGCGCCGTTGCGGAGCACCTGCTCGCGCATCCGGGTACCGGCGAATTCCTCGGCGAGGATCTGTCGCAACGACTCGATCGGCGACGTGCCGAGGTCGCCGTTCACGTCGTAGCCGCGGAAGTACACCATTTGATCGGCCGAGACCTCACGCTTGCCGTTGGTGCCCGCGATCTCGAATACCTCGGGGGTGAGCCAGTTCTCGCCCTTGGCAGTGACGATCGGCGGCGGCACCCGGATCAGGCCGAGCCCGTTCGCGGTCTTCGCCTTCAGCAGGTGCGCCCGGTCGAAGATCGCGAAATCGTGCACGAGCGCGTCCATGAGCCGGTATCGCGTCGTCCACGGATTCGGGTTGCCGAGCAGCAGCGCGAGCGGGTGCTCGGTGAGCCGCTCGCGGTCGGTGTCGCCGTTGCGGTGGAACACATGGATTCCGAGCTGGGCGATATTGCGCGCCAGGAACGACACACAGGTACGGACGGCGGGCTGAGTGCGCCACAGTTCGGCGTACTCGATCGTGTGCCGATCCGACAGCCGCAACACAGGTTGCCGCGGCTGGTCGGGCCGAGCCAGCGACCGCACCGCGCCATCGGAGACCACGAACGCCACTACCCCACCGCCTGTATGTAGTCGACGTTCGCCTTGTCGACGACGATCTCGCCGTCAGCCGGAACGGCCTCGCCGTTCTCGCGCAGCACGGCCGCGTCACGCAGCACGTACAGCGGTCCGCGAGTCTTGGTGATCACGCCCGTGATCGCCGTTCCGCTGAGCAGGTTCACGACCACGCGCCGATGCACGACGTACCTGTATCCCATTGCCGCCCTTCCTCAGACGACCATGAGGCCGTTGTCTTCGTATGCGCTGCCCTGCTCGAGTTCGCCGTCGAGGGTGCGGGCGAGCGCCATGATCAGCGCGGCGACGGCGTCTATCTTGTCGGCCGCATTCGCCTTGTCCGGCTTGACGTTTCCGGCGGGGTCCATGGCGACGGCGAAGTTGTCGACCATCCACCGCACTGCCGGATTGCCGCCGTGCCGGACGATCGGAGTCTCTTCGGTGCCTTGCAGTACGAGCCGCTGCAATTCCTTGGTCGGGCTCGACAGCGAGGCGTATCCCTGCCCGATCGTGACCATGGGCGCGCCCTCGGCGACGAGGTTGTTCACCAGCTGCGACGAGTTCCACCGGTCGTACGCGATCTCTTGCACATCGAAAATCGCTGCGTCGGTGAGGATCTGCGCCTCGATGTGGTCGTAATCGGCGACGTTGCCCGGTGTCGCGGTGAGGATGCCTTGCTTCACCCACCCGGACGCCGCGCCCGCGGTCCGCTTGTCCAGTGCCGCGAGGTTCTCCTCGGGTGTCCATAGCCGCCACAGCGCGTCATACCCTCCGCGCTCGTCGTCGGGGAACAGCCAGCACAGCGCGCACAGGTCCGAGGTCGAGGCGAGGTCGAGCCCGCCGTACGCCACGCGCCCGGCGAGCCGATCCTCGAGCACGATGGACGCATTGCGGTCCCACGCGTCCACGTCGAGGTATTTCGTCGCCTGCTTCGTGCGGATACCGAGGTGCAACCGCATGTAGCTGGCGTGGTCGGCCGGGGACTGCTGCGCCTTCACCGCTGCCTGCCGCAGGAACGCTCGCGTCGGCGATATCCCGTAACCGGGGTTCGCGGCGCGCTGCGTAGCCTCGCTGTACGGGTCGAATCCCTCGGCCTTGTCGTCGGCCGCCCACACCACGCCGTAGGTGGTCGGATCGTGGAGCACGCCGCGGGCGAGCTGCTCGACGAGCGTGCGCTTGCGGTCGTACGGGGTCTCTTTCCGCGAGGCGTCGGCGGTCGTGATGAACACGATGAGCGGCTGCGCGCGTGAGCCGGTGCCGGTCTCGATTGCCTCGACGAGGTCGTTGGTCTTGTGCAAGTGCAGCTCGTCGACGATGCCGCCGTGCAGGTCCGCGCCGTGCTGGGCGTCGCCTGCGTTGGCGACCGGTTGGAAGTACGAGCCGGTGCGCGGGTGCACGATCTTGGCCTTGTAGGTCTTGACGTGCTGGCGTAGCGCCGGCGCTTTCTCGGCGAGCTGTTTGATCGGCGCGAAAACGAATTGTGCTTGCTCAAGGCGCGTCGCCGCCGCGATTACCTGCGCGCCCTCTTCGCCGTCCGCCGTGGTCAAGTAGATGCCGACGCCGCCCGCGATCGTGGACTTGCCGTTTTTACGGGGCAGCTCCACGTACGCCGTGCGGATGATGCGCACGTACTGGCTGAAATCGTGGTCGAAATGCACCCACCCGAATACCGGTGCCAGGAAGTAGGCAACTTGCCACGGGTCCGGGATGAGCGGGCGGCCCGCGAGGCGGCCCTTGGTGTGCCGCAGGTTGCGAAACACCTTGAGCACCTTGTCGACTCGTTCGGGGTCGAACCGTGCGCCGGGCTCGTCGCGCGGCTCGGGTGTCTTGTGCAGCGGCGGGCAGTCCGGGAGCGGGATGCCGCGGCTCAGCAGGTAGTACGCGACCTCGGGCGAGAGCTTGAGCCGGTCGAGTTCCTCGGCGTCGGGTAGCTCGATGCCATGCGGACTACTCGAACGGGTTGTCGTCGCCGCCATCGTCGCCACCACCGCGCGAGATGCGGGCCTCGGCCGATGGGGTGAGCCCGAATTCCTGTGCCATCGCGCGCAATTGAGTTGTCGCGGTCTCGAGAACGGTCACGGCAGGGTTGCGCTTCACGCCGTGCTCGGTCGGCACGGTGAATCCGTCGCGTTCGACCTCGCGGACCGCCTTCACCCAGCGCGCCCACGTCTCGCAGTACACCGCCAGCGCGGCCCGGTCCTCTTCTTTGAGCAAGTCGAGACGACTCAGCCCCGGTACAACGCGCTTCCACTCGGCCTTGGCCTCGCGCGAGAGCCAGGTCGGCGGCGTCGGCGGGATGCGCCGGAACGCTGGCGGCGGGGTGACGGCCCGGCCGCCGCTGTCGCGGCCTTCGGATCGGCCTTTGAGCAGCCGCAGCGCGGCCGGGGCGGCGGATGGTCCGGGCATGGGCACCTCCCCGTTTTTCCTGGTCAACCTGAGCGCGAGAAATGAGAGTTACCGCGGCGATGTCCCGCCCCCAGGGGCCAGCGATGGCGACCCCCTACCCCCTATATGCCCAGGTCAGGGCCGTACCGGGCGGCGACGGCCTCAGCGTTGGTCTTGACCTCGTGGCAGGGGTGGCACAGGGATTGCAGGTTGTCCCACTCGTACCGTTCGCCGCCCGCAGCGAGCGGAATGATGTGGTCAACTTCGACGGCGAGGGCCGCGCAGCCGGGCCGCTCGCATATCGGATCGGTCGCGAGCTTGGCCTCGCGCAGGGTGCGCCACCGCCGCGTACTGCCTCCAGCCCATGCGCTGCCCGACCATGCGGGCGTACAAGGGCAGCGTTGTCCCGAGGGGGCGGGCTTGCGACAGCGGTTGCACACACGGGGCGGTTTGCTCGGCATGGCTACCAGAGCCAGACGCCGAGGGGTGTCGTGTAGATCGGCTGCTCGAGTGTGCGGATCGGGTGATGCCGCAGGCACTCGAGCAGATCGACGAGGGGCATGGTCAGAAGATCGCGCCGAGCAGGGCGGCACCGACGTTCAGGACGGCTCGGCCGACGAGCCCCCAGTCGACGGCGGACGCGGCGGCGGACAGGGTGGACAGCATGGCTACTCCTCGGGAGTGGTGAGGGGTTGCAGCGCGCAGCACACCGGCCCGAGAGGTTTGCAGGGCTCGGGCCGTAGTGGTGATGCTTGCCTGTTGTGCACTGCCACAACGAGTTTGACGCGCTGCAAGTCGGGCGGCCCGCAGATTTCGGGGGCACGAAAAAACCGCCGTGACCGTTTTTGGGGTGCCCTGGTCAGCAGCGGTTTCTAGTCCAGAGGTTAGCGACCAGGCGGTTTGCTGGCAACCCATTGACGGCGTGCGGCGCGTCGCACCCCGACGACATTCGTTGCACTGCGCCGCTCTATCGCTGCATAATGATACGCAAGTGAGGTGGTCGGCGGAGCAAGGGCACGCCCTCGAGGTCAGAAACTCCGCCGACCAGCACATCGACCCACAGTGAAGGAGTCCGCACCATGGTATCGCGCCTGATTGCCCCCGAGATCGCCGAGAAATACGGCCGCAGCCTGGTAACTGTCCGGCGTTGGATGGCCACCGATGAATGGCCGGCGGCGACCGGGAAGCGCGGGCGCTGGCTGGAATTTGATTCCGACGCAGTCGATTCGGCGTACCGCGAGCATTTCGGCCGGGATACGGCAACTCATGGCGACCCGAACGAGCTGCTCGATCCGGCCGGGATCGCCGAGCACACCGGGCTCGCGGCGGGCACGGTGCGCGCCGATATCAGCCGCGGGCGATTCGGCGAGCCGGACGACGATTCGAACGGCGTGAAGCGCTGGAAGCGCTCGACGATTGACGCCAGGATGGCGAGTCGTCGGCCGCGGCGTCGCGCTGAGTGAGTTCCGTTGCAGCACTCGGAATTACCCTCATCCAAGTGTTGCTTAATGATGCTCGATTGCTGTATAGTAATAGATGTCAGAGGGAGTCAGAACCCGAAGACAAGTACATCGAAAACTACACAGCAGACAGGAGAGCGAAATGCTCGACGATCGGTTTCTCGAGGCGTACATGATCCTCCGGAAGTGCCTGCTTCTCAGGCTCGAACTTCCCTACGATCTGCCCGAACTCCACGAGCCCGAGCGGATCGGAAGCCACTACCGGGCCGTGATCGACGCCTACAACGTCCTTCCCGAACTCCCCGGCAACGAGGATGTGAAGTACTTCCTCGGCGAGATGATCCTCAAGTGGCTCACCGGAATCGAGATGTACCGCAGGTACAACCGGGAAGGATCGGCCTGGTACCGCGAGGCGGCCGACATGATGCTCACAGCGTTCGAATCGACGTGGGGCATCCTGGACAACCTCGAGTGACAGCAAGCCCCTCGGGACGGTGAAACCCACCGCCCCGAGGGGCTTCTCTCATTTCCGGGGGTCGAATTTGAGCCGGAAGTCGTGCAGCCCGTTCGCGTCCCCGGTCGCGAGGAACTCGCGGCCGACCACTTCCCCGGCCGGGATACCGGCGTCGCGGGCGATCTCGGCAATCGAGAGCAACGCCGGGGTGTCGTGCTTGTTCCAGGGCGTCACGGCGCGGGCCTGGTCGCCGACGCCGCCCATGATCCACACCGGGATACGCCCATCGGGCAACGGCTCGTAGTCGTAGCCGAGCGGGCGGTCGAACGGGTCGTCGTAGTCCTCGGTGGTCATGCCGCCGATCCTCCCTGTTGTGCCTGGCGGCGCGCCAGTCGCAGCACGTCACCGGTGCGGTACACCGGTTTGTCGCGGTCGTCGAGCTTGTGGTCGGTGATGCGCGCGCCGCGCTCGTCGCGGTGCATCCATCCGCGCGGTTCGATCCGGCGCTCGCTCGCCCACCAGTACAGCGTTTGTTTCGGCACCGGTGCGCCGAGCGCGTCGAGCACGCGGCGCAGCTCGGCGAGCGTAAATAGCCGGTCCTCGGCGACGGCGCGAGCGTCGGCCTCGATACGGGCGATCTCGTGTTGTGTCCGGCAGACCCGGCACCGCACCCACGATTCGCCGTGCTCTGCACGCAGCTCGGCCGCGCATTCCGGGCACGCGCCGAGGTAGCGCAGCTCAGGCCGGTGGTCGATCGCGCGGCGTAGCCGCTCGACGGCGGTCGTCACGTCCCACAGCAGTTCGGCGGCGGCCTGGTAGGCGCGCAGCGGTTCTCGGTGCTGTGCGAGCCATACGGCGGCCTGTTCGACCGCGCCGAGCCTCACCAGGGGCAGGGTTGCCCCGTCACGCGGTTCTGCGCCGCGGTGCTGCTCGGTGAGGTGAACGAGCCACGGCCCGTTGATGTATGGGCTCGTGCCGAGATCCTCGGCGAGGGCGCGCGCCCATGTGGTCACGGTGTTGCCGAGCGTCGCGAGCGCCTCGTCGCCGACCATGGTCGCACCGCGCGAGGTTGCGCGCACCGGTAGCGCGGTCTCGGCGGCGCGGCCGGCGGTTCGGGCACCCTGTACCCGGTCGAGCCGGGCGCGGGTGATCGCGATGTCGAGCAGCAGCTCGGGCACAGCGAGCAGCGCCTCGCACAGGGTGTCGCCGCAGGACACGCACAGGGTGAGGCCGTCTTTCACGGGCCGCTCACACTCGGCGCACTGGATTTCGGACATACTCACGCCTTCCTGCTCTCCAGTTCCCGAATACGCGAAACTGCCTGATCGAGGCGTGCTCGCTCGGCCTTCAACTCGTCGATGATGTCGCCAGCGGCGGCACTCATGCCCCATGGAAAATCGCTGACATAGGACTCCCACGCAGCAATTTCGGCGTCGGTTACTCGGGCCATATCTCATGCCTCCCATGTGATTTCGAGCCACAGCGCGCCGGGCTGGCCGCGCTCGGCCGGGTGAATGATCGGCTCGGGTTTGCTCATGTACGCCGGAACGTCATCGGGCACCAGGCCGTAGCCGAGCAGTGCCGGGATCGGCGTGCCCTTGCGGGAGATCCGGGCTGGGCGGCCCACGGTGAGCGCGTCGCACGCCGGTTTCAGCGTGGCGACGAGGTTGTCGGTGTCGCGGCGACGGTTGTCGCGCGGCCGGTAGTGCAACTGCACGGTGACATGCCGCAGGTCGCGAGGCAGTTCGGCCGACTCGGCGAGCGCGAGTACCTTTGCGCGGACCTCGGCGACCTTGCGCGCGTGGGCGAACATCGCGCCGCGTGTGGCGCGCCGTTGATTGAGCGTGAGGGGCGGTGCCGTCCATGGCAATTCGAGGATGGCGCTGGTCATGAGTCCGCCTCGGCGTCACAGCCGGGGCACGAGTCCGTGAGGCGGTAGTCGTGCTGGCATGGTGTCGCTGAGGCGACGGCGCGGCCGGGGCCGGAGATGAAGAACTCGGGCCAATCGCGTACGTCGGCGACCGTGGGGGCCTCCTTGGCGAGCACGTCGCCGGGTGGTCGCGGGATGGTCAGATGGCGGGCGTACTGGTCGCGAATTTGGGCGGCGTCCCATCCGGTGATGGCGATTCCGCACGCACATTCGGCGCGCACTCGTGTTCGACCGGCAAGGACGGCACCAGCGCCGATCTCGCCGAGTTGGCAGGTCTTGATATCAAGCAAGGTCAGCTCCCTCGGGGTGCGCAGCGAGCACGGCGCGCCCGCGCTCGGTGACGTGAAGTCGGCGGCCGAGGCCGTGCTCGTGTTCGCCGAGTGTGACGAGCTGGTCGTCGAGCAGCCGGTCGAGATGCACTCGGGACACGCCGTTTCCGGGTTTGGTCGGGCCGAGGTAAACGTGTACGGGGTCGGCTGTGAAGCGGCGCAGCAGGATTCGGCCGGATTTGGTGGTACGGGGCAGGTCGGACATGGGCTACTCGCTTCCGTAAACGCGAACTTCGGTGGTTTCGGGGGTGATGTCGCCGCGCAGTCGGCGGCGGATGAGGTGGCGTAGGGATTCGAGGGCGAGCGGGTCCTCAGCGATGGGCGCGAGGATGGCGGAGGCGGCGAGGCCGGCGTCGCTGGCGAGGTAGGGCGCGAAGTGGCCGAGGATGGTCGTGCCGCCGGAGTGCATTCCGTCGAGGAACACGCTCAGCAGCATTTCGAGGTCGACCTCGAACCGCTCGACCGCGGGCTCGTCGGCGGTCATGGTTCGCCGACTGCTCCGGACCGGCCGGTCATGCGGGCGAGGCAGGGTATTTTCTGTCCGAGGCCAGTCTTGGCGATGCACGGGTCGCCGATTGCCGCACCGCATTTCGGGCAGCAACGTTCGACCGCGCCGTTGATGTCGTAGGCGGCTCGGACGGGGTTGCCGGTCGCGTTGATCGGCAATCCGGCGTATCGGCTGCCAGCGGGCAGGACGGCAGCGCCCTCGCGTACCTCGACGGCCTTCTCGCGCTCGGCGCGCTGGCGGCGTACCTCGCGGGCGTGGTGCAGCAGGTCGCCGATGCCGATCGTGCGGCCTTCGGTGTTGCTCTCGTAGTGGCGAATGACGCCCTCGAGCAGGTCCGGCGCGGTGAGTTCCCAGCGTTGGACGCTTTCGGCCCAGGCGGCGAGCCGGGCGGCGTCGACTTCGCCGAGTTTGTCGTCGTAGATGCGGGCGCGGGACCAAGCGGCGGCGGCGGCACGCATGGCGGCGTCGCTGGCGGCGATTTCAGCTGTCACGGGTCAGTCCCTCTCGGATCAGTTGCTCGGCGACCTGTGCGGCGTCCAGGGCGCGTTCTGTGGGCTTGCTGCGCCCGCGCGGGCGTTTGGGCGCGGCCTTGTGGATGAAGCTCGGGATTTGCGATGTCGCGGTGATGGGCGACTCGGACCAGGCGACGAGTCCGCGAACGATCTGGTCGGCGTCGATGCCCGAGGCGAGGCACTCGTCGATGCGTTGGGCGATCTCGTGGAGCACCGTGCCCGGGACGGCCGCGCCGGACTGCTCGGCGTACTTGCGGGCGATGGCGTGCGCGGCTGCCGAGTGCGCGGTCGCGTTCCATCGCTCGGCGACGGCCCGCCCTCCCCTCGGTGCCCGCAGCGGCACCAAGGTGCCGCCGGGCTGGGGGGTAGGGGGGTCTGTAGTTACGTCAGTAACTACATGGTCGGGTCGGGTCGGGTCGGGGGTAGAAAACTCACGCGTGTTGTCACGCGTGACATCCGGCGTGACAGACTCGGCCTGTTCGCCCGAATCCGGTCGCGCGGCAGCCTTTTTGGCCTCTCGTGCCGCACGCGAACGACGCTGGCGTTCCTTGGCCGCGGCGCGCCGATCCTTTACCGCCTCGCTGGTTTCCTGATACTCGGCCCAGTCGTGAAACACGTAGCCACCTGCGGTTTCGTCCCATAGCCCGGCGGCGACCAGTTCCTCAGCGGCGGACTTCTCCCCCACCATGCGCAGCACCGGCGTAGCGATGACGCCGTCTGTGAGGTGCTGGCAGGAGTACGCGCCCGCGCGGACCCACAGGGCGACGGCCGAATCGGACAGCCCGACTGTCTTCGGGTGTGACCAAAAGCCGTCATCGACCTTGAACCACGTCACTGCGGAGTGCCTTTCGTGCGTATGTCCCGTGAGTCACGCGTGACATCTGGTGTGACAGAACTGGATTGCGGGAGCGTCGAGAACCGCGCCGGGTGCCCTCGTCGAGCGCCCGGCGCGGGTGGTTCATGCGTCGCCGGATTCGGCTGCGACGGAGACAATTTCGGGCAAGCGTGCCGTCCATCGCTCGGCGGCCTCGCGTGCCTTGGCCTTGTCCTCGTCGTGCAGAGGCTGCGAGACCATCGCGCCGAGGAACGACTCACCGCACCGGATGAGAACCGTGTTCGATCGGCTCGAGAGACCTTGGCGGGGCTCGATTGTCAGGCGCTCGCCGTAGACTTTCGCGGCCTCTTTCCAGCGGGCGAGGTGGTCGCCGCTGACCGTCATGTCGGCGAGGTCGCCGAGCATGACGAGTTGCCCGAAATGGGCGCGCTCGATCAGCTTCGGCACCATGTCGAGCGCGTCCTCGGTGGCGAGCCGAGGAAACAGGTACTCGCGGCCGACACCGATGTCGAGCCCCGAGCAATCGGTCGCGGTGACCTGCTCGTCGCCGATTACGAGGCGCAGCAGGTATTGCGGCCCGTCGTCGCTGGAATCCTTGCCGGGGGCACCGAAGATCGACAGCAGTTTCGCTACGTCGTCACGCAGCAGCTCGACGACTTCGACGGGCTCGCCGTCGTGACTCCACACCGAGACATCGGCGAGAGCCGCGGTGAATCGGTCGGTCGCCGACACCGTGACATGCTCGGTTCCGATGGTGAGCCGAATGCGGTTGATCTCGGGAAAGTCCTTGTCGCTGCTCGCGTGGACGCGAACCGCGGTGAGGGCCTGGCGCAGATCAGCGGTGCCGACCGTGATCGTGGTCGTGCTCATTCGGGCTGTCCCTTCTCGGCTGGATGGATGATGTCGTCAATGCGGTCGCGTAGCTCGTATTCGACTGCGGGGTAATCGATTCGGCCGTCGAACAGATCGGAGTCGGAAGCAGCAAGCAGGTTCGCGGTGCGCTGCTGCTCGACGAGTTCGCCGAGACGAGCCTCGACGGCGAGCAGGGCGTGAGTGGTTGCTGCCTGCGCGGTCACCGCAAGCCCGTACGGGTCGGCCGGTGCGAGCCCGTTGACACCCGGCTGCGCAGCCTTGGCTACGAGGTCCGTCAGTGTGGCGGCGACGGCGCGGTGATCGGTACTCACTGCACCCCCTCGGCGAGGGCGCGGGTGTCGGTGGCCTCGGCCGCCGAGTCGCGCTCGATCGGTTCCTCGAGGTAGGCGATCAACTGCTCGGCCTCGGTCGCGGTGAGCTGATTCGCGCCGGTGATCTTGCGGCCGAACTGGTCCGAGAGGTAGGCGTGCTTCTCGGCCTTGTCGGTCACGCCTGCGGCGTCGAGCAGGTCGCGCAGGCGCTCTTGCTGGCGTCGGTTCGACATCGCCTCGGCGGCCTGGTCCTCGTCGCTGGGCTCGGCCGCGTCCTGTTTTTCGACCGGATTCGAGGCAGCCTCGACCGCGGCCGGTTCCTGCGCAGCGAACACGGCGGCGGCCGAGCGGTGTACGCGCTCGGCGGTGGCGCGCACCGGCGACGGCGACCCGTCCGGCTCGATCACCTGCGCGGCGTCCTCAAGCACGAGGCCCGAGAAATCGTCGGGGTACGCCTTGCGCCACGCCTGCGCCTCGGCGCATTTGGCGAGCTGGTTCGCGGGCATCTTCTCCCACATCGAATTCGGCTCGCCGTTGTTCTTGGTCTGCACGAATTCGGAGTAGAGAGCGATGCCGACGTGCGGCTCGCCGTCCGCAATGACGACGAATTTCGCCGCCGCCGGCGGATTGCCTCGGCCACCGAGCCAGACATCCGACCAGCCGCCACCGTCCGGCCCCATCCAGAACGGCCCCTCGGTCTTGACCGACTCGCCCGCGGCCTTCGCCGCTCGGCGGCCGTTGAGCCGGTAGCCGTCGATACCGGTCTGAATCGTGTATTTGGTCTCCCAGCGCTCGGGCTCGCCGCGGTACCCGCCGACCTTGGTCTTGCGGCCGATCAGGTAAATCTGCTTCGCGAACGGGTCGAGGCCCGTCGTCTGGCACCGATGAAAGAACAGGTCGAGTTGCGCGGCGGGGGCATCGTCGATGCCGAGTTGCTTGAGCACGGCGACTTGCTGCGGGCTGAATTCCCGTTGGTCGGCGGTCAGCTCGATTGCCGACCGGGCGGCGGCCCGAGCGGTGTCGAGGTCGGTGTTCGCGGTGGTAGCGATTTCGGTCGTGGTCACCGGTGGTCCTCCTGCTTGTATGCCCATGCGGGCAAGTCGATTTGGTGGATTTCGTCGCCGTAGCCCGGCCACACGCCGGTATCCATGCACCGGCGAATCGCTGCGAGGGACTCGCGGTTGCGGCGGCGGCCGAGCTCGACGGCCTCGGGCCGCAACTCGATGGCGGTCGCCAGGTACGGCGGCTCTTTTGAGACGACGAGGAACGCGAACGCGGCTTCGATGTCGTGCTCGAGCAAGCGGTCGACGTACCAGGGGTCTTGCCGGAAATAGCCGAATTTCCAACAGCTTTCGGCGAACTTGCGCGGGTCGGCCGAGGTGCTCGTCTTCACGTCAAGCGCCAGCGCGAGGCCGGACCGGTGCGGCCGGTACAGGGCGTCGGGCCGCACCTTGACCTCGAGCCCGGTCTCGGCGTCGATCGACCAGCCGGAAAGCTCGGGCTCGCCGTCTCGCAGTGCGACGCCGAGCGGGTGCGCGTGCAACGAGGCCGCCATCGCGTGTACGCGCTCGTATGCCTCGGGCAGCAGCGCGATTCCGCCACGAGCGCGGATATCGGCCCGCTGTTCCTTGGCGTGCTTGGTGCGCCAGTCGTCGGCGTCGACCCGGACGACCGCACCGCCGACGCCGAGCGTGAGCGTGTGTACGGCCTTCCCTTCCTCGAAATGATCTGCCGTCGATTCGGTCGGGTTGTCGCGTTCGTACCTCCACTGGGCGGGTGCCATCTCGTCGAACTGGCGCACGGTCGACGAGCCGAGCGCCGGGTGCGCGTGGTACTCGTGGTCGGGGATTCCGGCGATGAGCTGAGGCGTCACAGCGCCCCCAGTTCGTCGGCAACCCAACGATCATGTCCGCGGTCCTCAGCGTCGCCGTGCGGGTCGTCGGCCCACGGGTCGTCCCACAGGACACCCTCGCCATCGCAGTCCGGGCAGGTGCGGCCCCGATGGATTTCACCTGTGGCGCCGCAGCGCTGGCAGTCGTCGCCGTCGCGAATCAGGTTGTCGGGCTGGGTCATTCGGTACCGCCGATGCGGCCGGTGCCCTCACAGTTCACGCACGGCTCCTGCAGGTCGTCGAACCCCTCGCCGCCGCACGGTGGGCAGGGCCTCGGGCCTGGTTGTGGTCCGTCGACCGTCGTAGGACTGTAGGTGTTCACACGGGCAACGAGCGCGATCACCTTGTCGTGATGCTGCCGGTGGCGCGTCTCGATCTCGACATACGCTGTGGCATCGAGGTTCTCGGTCGCGGCGACGAACGCACGCAACGCCTCGATCGTCAACGATTCCTCGTAGGTGAGCAGCATCTCGAATTCGCGCTCGGTGCGTTCCGTGACGCGGTATTCCCAGCTCATCGGGCACCCCCGCTCGCCTTCGCTGCGGCATGCTTTCGTCGTTCGGTGGCCTCGGCAAGCGTCTGGTCGAACAGCCTGGCGCGCAGTTCGTTTCGCTGGCTGCGCAGGATCGATACCTGTGTCTTGAATCGTTCGATCGCTGCGGCGTCGATCGTTGCTTTCGCCTCGGCGATTTCGAGCGAGGCTTTCAACCGGGCGACCTCGTCGCGCAGGGCCTCGATGATGTCGGCGTCGCTCATCGGTCGCCCCAGATGGTTTCGAAAACGTCGGCGAGGTGGTCGAGCTCGTCGGCGATCTCGGTGTGACCAAGCCATAGCCCCTGTTTGGAGATTTCGCGCAGCCGTATGACGGCGTCGGCGTGCCTCTCAGCGAGGGCTTCGGAGAGTTTTCTCGGCATCGGTAGAATTCCCTTCGTTACTTCGTGCGTGACGAGCGGCAACTCGGCGCGCAGGTTGGGGTAGCGGTTTGGATGACGCCCGGCGCGGGAGTAGTCGCGCCGGGCGACGACATCCCTCGGTCAGCACCGGGGGACGGTTCGTACGCCGCGGTGACGGCGGCGAGGATCGTGAGGACGACGAGCAGCGTCCAAATCGGGTGAGGCCAGACGAGCGCGCACCAGAGCGCAGCGCCGGCGGCGAGGACGACGAGCACACGGCCGAGTTCAGCGAGCAGGCCGAGAGAGTCCCGGTCGAAGCGGTGCGCGGATGCGCGGGTCATGACGCCAACCCGGTGCTCGTGGCGGCGTGAGCGTCTACCCAGGCGTTCACGTCTTCCCAGCGGTAAAGCACGCGGCGGCCGAGCTTCCGAAATGTTGGACCTTCGCCGCGGTAGCGCAGCTGCGCAAGCGCGCCGGTCGTGGTGCGCAATGCGATGGCGACCTCGGCAGGCGTAGCCAGCGGGTTACGAGTGTCAGTCATGCGGACCTCGCTTGATCGTGAGACGCGTGGATGAACGTGTCGGCAGGGACGCCGAGTGCTTCGGCTAGCGCGATCAATTGCCACGCCTTTGCGGTGGCCTTCTCGCGCTCGATCTGGTGGATGGTTCGAACGCTGACGCCCGAGGTAGACGCCAGCTGCGATTGCGTGAGATTGCGATGCCGCCTCGCGGCACGTAGCTCAGCCGCCAAGTGCACCGCACGAGAATTAGCCATATCGCTAAGCTAGTTGGCCATTTCGCTAAGTGTCAAGGCCGAACGGCCAAGTGTTTGCTGTCAACCGAAACACGCGAGAGAAACACCGAAGGGCTTGCAGACTTGCCGCATCGGCATACAGACTTAGCCATATGGAGAACACAGACCGGCTGGACGAGCTCGCGGAACAAGCACATCGCGCCGTCGCCGCGCAGCTGCGCGCTGAACGTGCGCGCGCTGGCCTGACCCAGCCAGAACTGGCCAAACTCACCGGGCTACACGTAACCACCCTGAGCCGGATCGAACAGGGCCACCGAGCGATGACCCTCGATCAGCTGTTCAAGATTGCCGGTGCACTGAAAATCGACCCTGGCGACTTCCTGAACGCAGCACAGGCCGCAGTCAAGCGCGAACTCGGTTCATAACTGGCGCAATCTATTTCGGCCCGGGCCGGTCCTGAATCACGTACGCGAGCAACCGACTAGCTGGCACGCCGAGTCGTGTCGCCTCGGCAACGATCTCGAAGGGGTGGAGCTTCCGGCCCTCATGGCCGCTGGTGTCGTTGCCGAGCGCCATACCCACGCGATCACGTCCTCACCTGTGCCTGAACCACCCACAATCCAGCGGAGCGGCCCGACCCCCGCTCATGATCGAACATACATTCGAACAGAATAAAACGGAAGGGACCCCACTGATTCGAGCTAACACTGAGCAGTGCAAAACCGGCGATCACACAGATTGGAGTCCGCCACATGGCGACCGTCGAGCCATACGAGACCAGCAAGGGCAAGAGATACATGGTCCGGTACCGAAAACCGGACGGCAAACCAACCAAGAAGCGCGGCTTCCGGCGCAAGATCGACGCCGAGAAGTTCATGGCCACAGTCGAAGTGCAGAAGATGACCGGCGAGTACATCGCCCCGTCGATGGGCCGAGCGACAATCGCCGAGGTGGGCGAGGCATGGCTACCACGGCAGGTCCACACCAAGGATTCATGGTCGGAGCGTGTTGAATCCATCTGGCGCGTACACGTCAAACCGTATTGGGGCACAAGGCAAGTCGCCTCGATCACTCGGCCCGAGGTCCGGGACTGGATTGCTGGAATCGACCGCGCGCCGTCGACTATCGAGGACATCCACGGTGTGCTGTTGGCCGTCCTCGATGAGGCGGTCGACGAGCGGCGCATCGCGGCGAACCCGGCCGCCGGGGTTTCACTCCCCCGCCGGGTGCCGGTCGATCACGTCTACCTCACGCACGATCAGGTAGCCACCCTCGCGAACGAATGCAGCAAGGGGACCGAGATCGTCATGTTGCTCGCCTACTCCGGTATGAGGTGGGGCGAGATGGCTGCGCTACGTCCGCGAGACGTTGATCTCGACCGCCGGCGCATTCGGATCGCTCGGTCGGCGTCGAAAGTGAACTCACGCAGTGTGATCGGAACTCCGAAGTCATGGGAACAGCGGACCGTGGCGATACCCGCCGAGGTCGCTGACCTCCTGCGTCCAGTGGTCACGGCTCAGAAGAACCCGACCGGGCTCATTTGGTCACGAGAGGACGGGACACCAATCCGACCGCCGACCACTACCCATTGGTTCACCAAGGCAGTTGGACGGTGCATCTCGGCATCGGTGCCGTGTGGTGACGACGGCGAGCCGACCGGCCCGGCGATCTTCCCGCGGGTGACTGCACACCAGTTACGCCACACCGCAGCGTCACTCATGATCTCCAGCGGCGCGCATGTGAAGACCATCCAACGTCAGCTCGGGCACAAGTCGGCGACGATGACGCTCGACAACTATGGGCACCTGTTCGAGGACGATCTCGACGAGGTGGCCGGACGGATGGGCACAGGCTTTCGAGCCGCCGCCGAGCGGTGTGCCCAAAATGTGCCCACGCGCCCCAAACTGAGGGTCGTCAGCGCATGA